CTTATTAAATTATGGCAACACAAAAAGAAAAAGCACAAATAAATAAACAACTTTGGGATAGGTCAAACAATTCCCATCGTGTTCGTTGGCAATCTATAAGTCAAAAGTCTTATGACTTTTATCTTAACGAACAACTTTCTAAAGAAGAACAAGAAACTTTAGAAGAAGCAGGGATGCCTACTTTTACTATCAATAGGGTAACTCCTATTATAGAAACAATGAAATACTTTGTTACTGCTAACAACCCTAGATGGAAAGCAGTAGGAGTAGAAGGTAGTGATACTGATGTTGCTCAAGTACATTCTGATATAGCTGATTATTGTTGGTATCTATCAAATGGTAAATCTTTATATGGTCAAGTTATTCTTGATAGTTTAACAAAAGGAATTGGATACTTCCTTGTAGACGTTGATAGAGATGCAGACCTCGGTAAAGGAGAAGTTGTTTTTAAAAGAATTGACCCTTACGATGTTTATGTAGACCCAATGAGTAGAGACTTCTTATTTACAGATGCAAACTTTATTTTAGTAAGAAAGAATCTTTCAAGAACTCAGTTAATGAATCTATTCCCAAAACATAAAGCTAAGATTAAAAATGCAAGTGGAGAAGCTGAGATTGTAACTTACTCAAAAAGAGATACTGGAGTATCTGATAATATACAAGCTGAAGATATTACAAATACTGTTACACCAGAAGCTGAAGACGATCAAATAGTATCATATTATGAATGTTATCAAAAAGTAAAGATTCCTTATGTAAATGTTTTTATTAAAATACCTCCTAGTGAAGAAGAACTAGCTGAGATTAATAGACTTGTTTCTATACAACTTGAAGAATTTCAAAAAGAAACTGAAGTACAATTATTAGAAAAACAAAAACAAATTCAAGAAGCTCTACAATCTGGTGAGATGATTCAAGAAAGAGCCAAACTTGAAATGGAACGTGCTCAAAAAATGTCAGAACAAGCAGTTCAAGAGAAACGAGCCGAGCTTATGTCTATGGCTCAAGATAGAGCCACAAAAATTGAACAACAAGTTATCACTAAAAAAGAATATAATATTCTTATCAAGAATCAAGCTGTAGCTGCCAACATAGTTGAAGCTATAGATTTTCATGAGAGTAGGATAAAAGTTGTATGTAGTGTAGGGGATGACGTTTTCTTATACGAATATATGTTACAACAAACGGAATATCCCATTATTCCAATGCCTTATACATATACTGGAACGCCTTACCCAATGAGCGCAGTCACCCCCTTAATTGGAAAACAGCAGGAAATCAATAAAGCACATCAAATAATGCTTCATAATGCTAACCTTGCCTCTAACTTAAGATGGCTATATGAAGAAGGTTCTGTACCCGAAGGAGAATGGGAGCAATATGCTTCCGCTCCAGGTGCTTTATTGAAATATAGACAGGGGTTCAATCCTCCGACTCCTGTCTTACCTGCTAGTATCAATAATGCTTTTTATACTGTAAGTCAAGAAGGAAAGCAAGATGTTGAATACATAGCTGGTATACATTCATCTATGATGGGAATTGCGAGAGCACAACCAGAAACATATAGAGGTTTATTAGCTAATGATGAATATGGTACACGAAGAATTAAAGCTTGGATGGGTAATACAGTAGAACCAGCTCTTGAACATCTAGGAAGAGTATTTAAAGAAGTTGCTCAAGATACCTATAAAATAGATAAGGTATTTAGAATTGTTCAGCCAGAAGCTGGTCAAAGTCCAGATGAACAAGAAAAAGAAATAAGAATTAATATTCCAGTTTATAACGATTATGGTCAAGCTGTAAGTAAATGGATGGATTATTCATCTGCAAAGTTTGATGTTCGTATAGTAGCTGGAGCTACAATGCCAGTTAATAGATGGGCATTACTTGAAGAATACTTTAGATGGTTCCAGTCTGGTCTTATTGATGACATAGCTATGGTTGCTGAGACTGATATAAGAGGTAAGAAACAATTATTACAAAGAAAGTCAATGTACTCTCAATTACAAAGTCAGGTACAACAGATGGAAGATTCAATGAAAGATAAAGATGGAACTATTGAAACATTAGAGAGACAACTTGTACAAGCAGGTATAAAAGATAGAGTTCGTTCTGGAAGCCTTCAACAAGAGAAGGGTGTATTAGAATCCGAAGCTCAACAAAAATTACTAAGAAACTTGATGAAAGGTGAATTTGACACAGCTAGAAAACAGCTAAAGATGGACATGGATCAAGTTGCTAATGATGTTAGGACTACTGAACAAAAGGAAGTTCCTAATGTTAAAGAAAAATAAATTGCAAATAACAACAAAATTTTCTTAACTTAAAATCAAAGGAGATATAAGAGTATGGAAAAACAAGTAGACAACTTACTAGAAGATACTAGTAACCTCGAAAGTAATGTTACCGAAGCACCTCAATCTGATGACTTTTTTGCTCAGTTAGATAGTGATGTAAATGGTGGTATACTCGAAGAAGAAAATATTGATACTTCTGTAACATCTGCTGCGGGTGATAACAAACCTCAGAACAGTAAGGGCGAAGGTCAGGCAACTCAAAGTCAAGACGATGTTGACACTTTGAGACAAAGGTACTCTGATTCAAGTAAAGAGGGAAAACGACTTAGTGGTCGTTTGAACGAACTTGAGCCTTATGTACCGATCATAGATGCTATGAAAGACGACCCCAATTTAGTTACTCATGTGAGAAATTATTTTGAAGGGGGTGGTCAAGCACCTACAAGCATGAAAGAACAACTTCAACTTGATGAAGATTTCGTGTTTGACCCAGACGATGCAGTCTCGAACCCAAGTTCAGATTCTGCTAGAGTACTACAAGGAACTATTGATGGAGTTGTCCAGAAAAGACTAAATGGTGCTTTAAGCAATCAGAAAGCTGAAAACAAAAGATTAACTCAAGAATCCGATTTTCGTCAGAAATATGAAATGAATGACGAACAATGGAGTGACTTTGTTTCTTTTGCAAAAGATAAGACACTATCTCTTGATGATATTTATTATCTCAAGAATAGAGAATCTAGGGAAACGAATATTGCTCGTGATGCCAGTACCCAAGTAGCTCAGCAGATGAAAGACGTTAATCAACGACCCCAATCTCTAGCCACTTCTGGCAGTCAAACAGTAGAAACCTCACAAGACGACCAAGTTTTTGAAAGCATATTAGGTATAGATAAGCATCTTGATTCAGCATTTGGTTAATCGGTTTTAACCAGTGCTTTAACCTAATATAAGGAGAAGTCAAAATGGCTGACTTATTTTCGCTCGAGTCAACTGGTGATGTAGCTAGTGGAGCGGCTGGTTCCAGACTTGGAACTAGTCTAAGCACTGGTGCTCTTCGTAGAAAATATAATTTTGGAGATAGAGTCTCTGAGCTAGGAATAGCTTCAGACCCTTTTTTCAGAATGGTATCAAAACTTGCGAAGAAACCAACAGATGACCCAGAGTTTAAATTCACAGAACGAAGACCTTCTTTTCATAAACGATATGCTTATATTGTAGCTCATGATGATAATGGTACTGTTGAACCACATGATTCAGAGCTAGAGCGTTCAGATTCTACTGCTGTAGCTTCTGCTGTCGGAGATGAAATAGGTCTTTATATGGCTACTGATTATAAATCATCTGGTAATAATTCCAGTGTTTATGGTCAAAGTGGTGATAAAGTCACAGTTGGTGGCACAGGAACTCGACCAGAGTTTTTTATGCCAGGACAACTAGTGAAAGTACCTGTTATGAGTGCTACTACTGGAACAACAATCGGTGGTTATCATGTCATCAAAGTAACTTCTGTAGTTACTTCAGACCTTAGTGGTAATGCTGGTGTTGATAATGATAATATGGAATGTAAATTAGTTAAAGGAAATATTGTAAAGTTTGAAAGCGGCAATAATGAATTAGCATCTTTCGCTTACAATGCTTCTGCTGGCGACAATGGATTCCAAACTGGTTCTAGTAATGGTTCTAATGAAGTATATGATCGTTCAATCGCTGGAGATCTTGAACCAATACGTTCTTACGTTATTGGTACTGCTCATGAACAAGGTTCTGGGTATCCAGAAACTTGGAAAGATCAACCTTTCTCAACTGGCTATGGTCGTACTCAAATTTGGAAGACTGCAATGGCAATGGATAACACAACTCGTGCTACCGTGCTAAAGTATGAAGCCAATGAGTGGGCTAGAGTTTGGCGTGAAAAGTTGATTGAGCATAAATGGGATATTGAACAAAGTATTTTGTTTGGTTCTCAATTAGACTCAGGTGAAGAGTGGTATACACAAGGTGCTGTTGATTACATTTCTAGTTATGGTAATGTATTTAGCTTAACACATTCTAGTAAAACACAAGATGATTTCTTAGATGACCTAAGTAATTTCTTAGACCCAAGATACAATAATGCAAATGCATCATTGTTCTTTTGTGATACTGCAACTTACAATTGGTTGCATAAACTAAGTGGTTACTTTAGTAATAACCTAGAAATCTCACCTAACTTTAGAGCTGATATGTCTTTAACAGCTAAGAAGAAGGTATTTGGAGTTGATATTTCTGTTATTTCTACACCTTATGGTGATATGAATGTAGCTAGGAATATTCACTTAGATGGAAGTCCTATTAAAATCCTTGCTTGTAACATGAAGTACTGTTCATACAGACCTCTTGTTGGTAATGGTTTAAATAGAGACACAGCTATCTATGTTGGAGTCCAAACCTTAGAGAATAGTGGCGTTGACCGTAGAGTTGACTTAATCCAAACAGAAGCTGGGATGGAATGGCAAATGCCTGAAGCTCACGCTTACTGGTCATAAGGGGGTGTTATAATGGCAAATCCTATGTACGGACAAAATAAAGATGATGGTCAGTTGTATAATGGTAG